CAGCATTCCAGCTGGCGGCCTTACTCATTCCCCCACCAACCACGCCAGCCACCCACCAACCAGCCCACCAAAGTAGGCGACAACAGCCCGCCACTACCGTCTCCGGCCCCCGCTTGCCGTCGATCTCCCCCACTGGGGCAGGGTCCTGGCGGGCCGTGCACGTTCGCAACGTCACAGCCGGACGCCAAGCGTCACCGGCCACTACCCTCGGCCTAGCCCACACGCAACCGGTAGTATGCCGCGCCACCCACACCCCAACATACTTATAAGGGTTTTGCTCGGTGTGTGGTTTTGTGCAGCCTCGCAGGGAAGGGGGGTGGGGTGGGGGTGTGTATCTGTGTGTGTGATGGTGTGGGTTTGGTTATCTCGTTTTGTGATACAAAATCTTTTTGTATGTGACGTGTAGACCTGGTGTTGTCAGCTTCCCCCACGCTTCGCACTTTTTGTGCAGGTGGCCGTTGCTAGTTGTTTTTAGCCGACACCTTGTTTCAGATTACGTTTCTGACGTCGCTCCCCTATTTCGATGAATAAGGGTCTACCCCAGTTCCCTGGTGTTCTGTGGCCCGCACCTTGCGAGTGGTGTACGCCCGTGGTTGCCTCAACTGCTTCCCAGCGTGGAGGGCTTGATCGGTTGTGGGTTGAGTGTAGCAGATGGTGGTATGGTGTCAACTATGGCTTCACGGAAAAAGTCTGATGGTGGTGCGGAGCGGGCGAAAGGTCGTCAACGCGCACAGAATAAGAAGACGGAAGCGAAGTATGGTTTGCAGGGTTTCACCGCGCAAGCAAACAAGAATCTGCAGAACCCTCGGTACATTCCTACGGCAAAACAGAGTGGTATGGGGATCATTGAGGCTTCTGGGTTTGGTGCTGCCCCTTCTGTTGGTCGTGCTGTCGCCAAAGTTGCTTCTTCATCTCGAGTAATTCGTGCTGTGCAGGCTGTAAGTAGACGCGTGCTTCCTAAAGAAGTTGGCATCCATCATTCTGTTACTGGGCCTGATGGAAAACTTTTCAGAGGCACAGTCCGTCCTTCTGGGAAACAGGGTCGCACCGCGATGGATCAGATCCCAGGTAATTCTTATTTTTGGTCAACCAAAGGAAAAGGTGGGCCTGCAAAAGCCGCGAAAGAGGCAGAGTTCCAAACAAGAAACATCGCAGAAAACTGGATACTCGATGAAGGGACCAGGGCTTCTGCTTATGTGACCAAGGTTCCTCGTGGTACATCTATGCCGGACATGAATGTTCCGGGATCGAGGGCAAGGACTGTTGTTGGTGGTCAGCAAATTGTTCGTGGTGTTGCCGGAACTGGCCCTGTTTCTCGTGGAACTATGAGTTCGTTGTCTGCGTCAGATTTGGCGAAACTTACCGCTGGAGTGAAAAGAGCAAAAGCTTTTGAGGCTGCTTCTTCAACAGCAAAAATTGCTGGAATCGTTGCTACGCCAAGCTTTGTTGCTGGTCGAGCATTGCAGGCTGGGACACCCAATTCTTCTCGGAACACTAAAGGCCGTCAAAGCGGTGGTCGTACATCTGGCAGGGCACCTAAGAAGTAAGTGCTGGCGGGTAGTGGGAGACCCGGAACGACAACCAGAAAAACGCTCTACGGAAACTACCCGCCAGCGACTACACTTTAGCAGATGAGAGGGTTTGCGCACGAGTCGTCGCATAACGAAACTGTTGAGTGGTACACCCCTAAATGGGTTTTTGACGCGCTCAACATAACTTTTGATTTGGATCCTTGTTCGCCTCAAACCGGTGGTTTTGTTCCTGCTCGACGAAAGTTATGGAAACCAGATTTTGATGGTTTGGCGGAACCGTGGGAAGGAAATGTTTGGCTAAATCCACCGTATGGTGCTGAAACTAAACTGTGGGTAAACCGGTTGGCTGAGCATGGGGAAGGGATTGCTTTAGTTTTTTCCCGTACTGGAACAAAGTGGTTTCAAAATGTTGCTCCACGGACATCAGCGGTTTGTTTTGTTTCTAAGCGGATTAGGTTTATCAACGGTTTGACTGGTGACGCTGGCGGGACCCCTGGGGCGGATTCAATGCTGATTGCTTTTGGTTCTGCCAATGCAAATGTTTTGCGGTTCTCAAATCTTGGTTCTGTTTTTGCGTATGATTGTTTTAGATGACAGCAGGTAGGTCAGGTAGACGGCAGGTTCCGCCGCAAGATGTCGCCAGGTTTTGGCAGGCGCGTGCATCCGGCATGTCGATCAAGGACGCAGCGAAGATCGCTGGGGTGCATTACAACACGGCACAAAAGTGGGATGCGAAAAAGAAAGCTGCGAAAGCCGAACTGGAGATAGCCCAACTTGAGGGTAAGACTCTCCGTAAGAAAGAGGGTGGTGTTCAGGCTGAGGCGTGGCAGAAGGTCATGGACGTCTCGGATCTGCCCCCAGTTATTCCGTATGACCGTTTGAAGCCTGAAGCACAGCGGGCGCTCGTGGATTTCGACTATTTCAGGCGCCGCTATCTGGGCAGGGTTCCTAGTCCGTGGCAGGTGGATGCTGCTTACAAGATCGAGCAGTGGCTTCTGTCTGAGGAAAAAGAGTTTTTAGTGCTAAATTGCCCGCCAGGTGCAGGCAAATCCACCCTGTTCCACGATGTTGCGGTGTGGCAGATCGTGAAAAACCGGAAGATCCGTGTGATGATTGGATCCGTCTCCCAGGCGTTGGCGAAGATGTATTCGCGTCGTATCCGCGAAACCCTAGAGCGCCAATTCCCGCTAGAACCAGACCCCATCCTCGTGGAGAAAGGGTTGGCTATCAAAGCAGAAGCTTGTCTCGCTATCGACTACGGGCGTTTCAAACCGTCTTCTTCAGGTAGTCTGTGGCGTGCAGAAGAATTCATTGTTGAACAGGAGGATTTAGGTGGATTGGATAACAAAGAACCAACAGTTAGCGCTTACGGCATCGAATCTGAGTTCATCGGTCATCGCGCTGATCTTTGTTTGTTTGACGATGTGGCTTCTCCAGAGAATGCTAAAGAGTCGGCGGCAAGGGACAAGCTCATTGAGCGATGGGATTCGATGGCGGAAGCGCGAGTCGATCCAGGTGGACTCCTCGCCGTCATCGGCCAGCGGCTCGGGCCACTTGACCTATACGCTCATTGCCTCTCCAAAGTCACCTACGAAGAATTCGAAGACGACTACGAAGGCGAAGACGTCACCGACATCACCCAAGTCAAAGAACCCCTCAAAAAACAGAAATACCACCACCTCATCTACAGGGCGTACTACGAAGACCTCGACACCGGCAGAGAAAGCCGCCGCAACTCCAGCAGCCCGTGGCCAGAAGGCTGCCTCCTTGACCCGCAAAGGCTCTCCTGGAAAGACCTCTCGTACATCAAACACTCCAACCCAGCGAAATTTGCAATCGTCTACCAGCAAGAAGACCAAGCCGAAGGGAACTACCTAATCGAACGCGTCTGGGCCACCGGCGGAATGGGTCCAGACGGTGTTCTTTACCCAGGATGTATTGATAACGACAGGCGCCCCGGCTACATACCTGATGGTTTACGGCCACCGATCATCTCGATAGCGTCCGTGGACCCCAGCCCCACCATGTTTTGGGCTATCCAATGGTGGCTTTTCCAACCAGAAACCAACCTGCGTTACCTAGTGGACGTGGAACGCGTCAAACTGACCGCTGAACAGCTTCTCGGCTACGACACCACCAGCCGCGAATACTCCGGAATCATGGAAGAATGGCAAAACCGCTCCTGGGACTACGGCTATCCCATTTCCCACTGGGTGGTAGAAGTCAACGCAGCCCAACGTTTCTTGTTGGCACACGATTTTGTGCGTAAATGGCAGGCTTTACAGCAGGTGAACGTGGTTCCGCACACCACTTCCCGCAACAAACTGGACGAAAACCTCGGTGTCGAAGCCCTGCTGCCCACATTGTGGCGTACCGGGCAGGTTCGACTGCCGACGATGCGTGAAAACTGGAAGACACTTGCGTTCATTGATGAGATGTCGTCGTGGACACGCGACAAAAAGAACGGCACCGACCTTGTGATGGCACACTGGTTCGCAGAGTTACACATGCCGAACCTTGGTCCGGTGAAGCAGCCACCAAAGATGTGGCGTCCGTCTTGGATCTAGTGTGTTATTTTGGTTGGGCACGTTAGGAGTCTTTAGTGGCAACAAAGAAGCGTTCTTCAAACAAGGGACCCGGTTCTGATTTTGGTTCACTTGGCAAGATGAAGCAACCTTCCAACAAAGGTCAAACAAAATCTCAGAAAGTTGCTGCACAAGTTTGGAATAGACTCAATCCACCAGTTCCATCAAATGTCCAGCAAGGCGCAGCAGGAAACTGGCGGGCTGCTGTGGGTAAAGCTGCTAGTAATTTCATTCGCCCAACAGTAAGGGCAATTGGAAACCAACTTGGTGATGATGCTTTTGAGGGAATGGTTCGCAACATAACCAACAAGCCGTTCAACATGGGCAACAAAATCAAAGGAACCCGTTCCACGATTTATACCCCAGAAGGAGCATTTCAGGGTAAGGGTGCATTCCTTCAAACACCAGCAAGAACACCTGAACAAATTGCTGGAACGATCAAAGGGCAAATTACAAAGGCAGAAAAAGAAGCGGCAAAAATAGCTGCTGCTGGAAGACAGGGCGCTGCAACTGGCGCAAAAATTTATGGTACTGCTGGGTTGATTGGCGGTGCTGCTGGCGGAAGCGCAATCACTTACCAAATTGTAAAGCCACGAAATGGTGGAACAAAAACTCGCGGGTCTAAATCTGTATCCAACAAAAAGAAGTAGGACCATCTAAATAGATGCGTACACCTGACGAAATCGTAGAACTTTACTACCAGCGTAAGAGGGCCGCTGGACCATTGCACGAACAGATGCGTCGTGTACGCGAACTCGCTAACGGTGATGTGATTGTTCCGTTGAACGAGTTGGATCGCAACGCTAAAGCGTCTGTCGCCAACCTGCTTGTCCAAGGTTTGGATCAGATGTCGATGCGTGTCGCATCCACTATGCCGTCGCCGTATTTCCCGCCGATGAAGGAAGGCTCGGATCGTTCCAAGGGCAACGCCAAGATGCGCAAAAAGGCGATGCTTGCTATGTGGGATCACAACAAGATGCAAATGAAGTTGCGTCGCCGTTCCCGCCACCTCCTCGGCTACTCACAGTCAGCAGTCGTTATCAAGCCAGACTTCCGCACGTTGATGCCAACGTGGTCTGTGCGCAACCCGCTCGACACCTACCCTGCACCAGTAGACGATCCGGACGACAACGTTCCAGAAAACGTCATCTTCTCCTACAAGGTCACCGCGTCATACCTGATGAAGACTTACGGTGACATCGTTACCGGGACGCTACGCATGGGGCGCGTTGACTCCGACACCCGTTACACGATGCTTGAATACGTTTGTGCTGACAGCATTCAACTGATTGTTCTTGGGCAGGAAGCCGACTACACCTACACGCCAGCAGAGAACGCTGGAATGTCACACATGCTTCTTGAATTTATTCCGAACCGTACCGGTGTTCCGTTGGCTGTTGTTGCGAACAGGATCACGCTTGACAGGGCGAAGGGACAGTTTGACGGTGTGCTTGGCATGTATTACACGCGTGCGCGGCTTCAAGCTCTCACCGAAATCGCTATCGAACGCGGCATCTTCCCCGAAGAATACTTGGTTGCCCGCCCCGGCGAGAACCCTGAAATTTTGCAGGTTGCTGACGGCAAGCAAGGACAACTTGGTATCGTCAAGGGTGGCGACATTCAGCAGTTGCAGTTGAATCCTGGTTACAAGACTGATACTGCGCTTGACCGTTTGGAACGTCAGGAACGTCTTGAGGGTGCGATCCCCGCAGAGTTCGGTGGCGAATCAGCAACCAACATTCGTACGGGTCGCCGTGGTGAGTCTGTGTTGGCGGCAACCGTTGACTACCGTGTGCAGGAAGCACAGTCCACATTTGAGCATTCGTTGTTGGCTGAAGACAAGATCGCTATCGCTGTTGAAAAAGCGTATTGGGGTAGTGAGAAGAAGTCGTTCTTTATTCCGGGTCGTTCGTCTGGTGGCGAATCCACTTACACGCCGAACAAGATTTGGGAATCCGATTTCCACTATGTGGCGTACTCTGCGGCTGGATCTGACGTCAACAGCCTCATCATTGGTCTAGGTCAGCGGCTCGGAACGGGTTTGATGAGCAAAGAATCAGCGCGTGAAGCGGACCCGCTCATCTCCGACCCTGATCTAGAACATGATCGCATCATCGCAGAAGGCGTCGAATCCGCGCTGCTATCGAGCATTCAGCAGCAGGCAGCAAACCCTGAAGGCCCGTATCAGCCAGAAGACTTGGCGTACCTCACGAAGTTGGTGTTGCAGGAAGACGTGCCGTTGTATGAGGCTGTGCGTCGCACCGATCAGCGTGCCCGTGACCGACAGGCAGCGATGGCGCCTGCTGGCGCACCAGAAACGATGCCTGGTCTAGCGATGCCTGGTATGGGTGCCGAAATGCAGGTTGCCCCTGAAACACCAGCAGGGCCGCCACCTATCGGACAGTTACTCGCACAACTCGGAGGCTAAATGAGTGACATGTACGCAAACCGCACGGATCTACAAAATCCGGCACAGAAGGTTGCCCGCCAAGTAGTACCCGGCCAAACCTATGGCGAGGGTGCTGCACAGATGCGGGCACAACAGGCTGTGCCGATGGGTCGTTCACCAGTAGAAACACAGGCTGCACCACGCCCAGTACCGGGAACACTTGGTGCGTTGAGCCGCCCAACCGAGCGCCCTAACGAGCCGATCACTGCTGGCGCACCATTCGGTGCTGGCCTTGGCCCTATCGAGGCTGGTATCCCGATGCCTGTTTCCCCGCAAGCGTCAGCATTGGAGGAGGTTCGCGCCATCGCTATGGCATCAGGAAACGATGACCTGCTGGATCTGCTTGACGCTTACGGGATGGACCTTCAGTGAAGCCACAAGACGCACTCGATAACAGCACATACCAGTCAACTCTAAAAAAGAAACAGCAACAGCAGGCTTCGCTGACGCCGCAACAAACGCAGCGGCTTGGTGAAATCAAGGCTCGTGCAGGCTGGATCCCACCAGACCAAGCGGTAGCACTCGCTAGAGCAGCCGCATCTGACGCTGCCGTTGACGCTGTTGCCGACATGAAAGGCCGTCAAATCATTGACGAGCAAGGATCAGATGAGGCCGAGGGCGGCTGGGCAAGAAGGTTTCTTTACAACCCACTGAAAGCCGCTTCGCGGTGGACGTTCGCTGGATTGAATTTTCTTCCAGAATTCGTGCAGGGTGGCATGGCACAGTTCGGCAAACCAGGCGACACGCTGTTCCAAGACGGCTGGTTCACCGCAACATCTTTGGGAACAATGCTCAAGAACCCTGAGGCTCGCGGCCAAGGTTTCTTCATGTCTGAACAAGGACAAGAACTACAGGCTGAACGCGCAAGAAAATACCGCGGAACTATCAACGGTTCGGCGTGGACTGTTGGGCGAGCAGCAGCAAACTTGGTGTTCAAACCAAACTCGCTGCCATACAACACGATGTCTGGTGTCCTTGATGCGCTCGTTCTCATCAAAACCGACCCAACTGGTCCGGCAACAAAAATGTATAAGTACGCAACCAAAGGCAAATACACGGTTCCGCTTTTGGCCGCTGAAGAAACAGCTGGCATCCGTGCCGCACTGGAATCCGAGGCTGGCATCACTAAAAGTTTGGCTGGAGCTGTCCTAGACGGAAGCAAATTTGATTCGTTTGCTCGATCAAACCCACGAATGCAGTGGATGGTCAACTGGCTCACCAAAGAAAAAGATGCTTTGCGGATCGCAGAAAAGTTTGAATACAACCTTCCAAACGAACTTGTTGTCGCCCTATCTCAAGCAGATGATCCCGAAGTGGTCAAGGGAATCTTGGCTGCTGGGTGGACCGTTTCTCGTGGCGCACTCCCATCAGACATCCGACTTATCCAAGGCAATCGATTCACCAGCACTATCGGTGAACTCCTGGTCCAACGCATGCCGCTTATTGACGGCGTACGAAAGTCACGTTATTTCACTACTGCCGAATCTGGTGCATTCAGTATCAACGGAACAGTTGACGACAACAAACAGGCGGTCAAGTCAATCGTGTCGTACCTGCGAACCGCAGGTGTCGATCAGGCTCGTGTAACACAGATAGCAAATCAGGCGCTGCGTTCATTTACCACGTCATCCACAACGGCGTCACAGAAAAAAACGCTTGATCTGTTTGAGTCAACACTCAGAGAAGTAATGGATTTGGACGGCATTCCAAAAGAATCTATTGACGAACTTTTTGCTCGTGGCCGAGGTGGATTAGACAAAATTAGGCGTTATTTGCAAAGCCGCGCAGGTCGCCCGATTGACAACGGTTATGCGTCGTACATCTTGAACAAGAACCGTGAATACATTCCGGACGAAGAAATTGACACGTTGCTTGGAAAACTTGGCGCTACTGGCGACTCCAAGTTGACGATTACTTCGCCGCTTGAACTGTCAGAACTTTTGGACAGGACGGTGATGATGCCGTCTATTCGTGAGGTTAGACGCTATACGCGCAACCCGTTGTTCCGTAATTTGCTTGGTGACAAGGTTGGAAAAATTCCTCTCACCGCTAAGCGAAAACTGCGTCAAATTGAAGTCATAACAGATCAGGCTGAATTCGATCGTTTGGGTGGCGAAATTAGTCAACTAATGAAAATCCGCAACCGGTCGGCCCAAGAAACAGAGGAACTGGATCGATTGAACCAGGCTCGTGCTGCTCTTATCAAGAAAGAAATGAAGCGCGTTATCACGCCAGAACAAAACGCGGCCATTGCAGCAATCGACCACATCCAAAACCAGCTGTGGAAGCCACTTGCTTTGGCTACTGGTGGTTATGTAGTGCGTAACTCGCTAGACGCTCAAATCCGTATGGCGTTCTCCGATTTGCCATCAGTGTTCACTCATCCGTTTGAATACATCAACCTTGTCCTTGGATCTTCGAAGAAGATGACTTTACGCATGGAAAACATTGCGAATGTGCGTCGTTCAGCAAAACCTGGTGAAGTGTTGGACGAAGGCGTTATCACTGTTGACGACTTGGTTGATGATGTGCGCAACGGGATGATGATTGACATGAGATCACAAGGTTTAGGTTCGCTTGATGTCGAAAACCACAAAATGGTTACAGGCGTATTTGACAACGTTGAACGAGGAATGACCAACGGTTTGGAGCTGCATACCGATGGCATGGTCCAAAACATGCGTCGAACCAATGCCGAAACCCTAAATCGCGTAGTAGCACAAACACTTGCGGAATACGGTTCTCCTAGCCAACAGGCCCGTGGGGACGCAGCTAATCGTGTTGTCAACATTTTGATGAAAGACGAAAATCTTCGCCGCGAAGTTGACGAATTGCATCAATTCGGGTTTGAGGTAACCAATCAGGCCACTGGTGCGACAGAACGCACACCAGGAATCCTTCTTTCTGGTTTACCCGATGATGAACTAAGGCAGCATTATTACCAGTGGGCCATGCGAACAATGGTTGACAAAATTCAGGTTTTGACCGGAAACATCCCGGAAGCCCAATTTATGACAGCGTTTGGATACACGCCAATCACCGCTAAATGGAAAATGGTTGGCGCATTTGATGAAGGTGTGGAAAACCTCAAAATCCTTGAAAAAAGAACTGACCAACTTGTTGGTTCGCTAGTGCAGATTGATGACAACAACGTGGGGATCGTTACGCAAATACGAAATGCCGATACTGGCCAAGTAGTTATCGACCCGTTTGACGGTTCTGTGGTTGCTTTGGAGCGAGCAGTAGCAACAGTCCAGCCGGTACACCCGAACCAGTCTTTTGGATCGTTACTCGGTGATCGTGAAGCAAGAAAACTTCTCAACAACATGCCGGTTTCTGAGGATCCCAAGATCCCCGGTTTGCCGCCCGTTATCAAACGAGAACTATTGAAGACTGACCCGAAAGACAAGAACGCTTGGGACAGCGTGATGGAAACCTACAATGCGGGAACTGACTGGTTCTTTGGCCGCCTGTACGCAAACATCAGCCGCAGGCTTGAACGCTCCCCCGTGTTTCGTGAGTTCTACTACCGAGAAGTGTACGACTATGTTGACCAACTGCGTCCAGAAGAAGCACAGAAGTTCCTTGACGATGTGCTGAAGGCGGCAAATGAGGCTGGAATGAAACCAGCCGAGTATGTCGGAGACAAGAAAATTTTGTCTGCTATGCAAAAGTCAACCAAAACTCAAGGCAACATCGGCCTGGAAGAACTTGATGATTACGCAAAATTCGTGGCACTCACCAAAACCAAGGAACTGTTGTACAACGTATCTTCCAAGTCAAACCTTGAGGATGCTTTGCGTATCATCATGCCATTCGCCCCAGCATGGCGCGAAATCATCACCACCTACACAGGATTCTTGCGTTCCAACCCGCTGAACGCAAGCCGATCCTTCCAACGGATCTACACGGGTGCCACTGGCGCAGACCCCGATAACGATGGCCGAGGATTCTTCTATGAAGACCCAAACACCCAACAAATGATGTTCATGTTCCCAGCATCAGGAACACTTGCTAAAGCGTTGACCGGACTTGAAGCACCACTCGAAGCGCCTGTTCGCCGGTTCTCGCAAGGTCTACAAGTTGTTCCTGCGCTCGGCCCGATGGGTCAGATCGCCGCAAGCAAAATCCTGCCAATGGTTCCAGAACCAGAGTTCATCACCGAAATTATTCTGCCGTACGGATCCAAGGGCGTATCAACAGCGTTCAACCCGATGCCAGGCTGGTTGAATAAAGGTTTGCAGGCTTTGAGCGCACCAACAGGCGACCTCGGCACCGTGTTCGGCAACACCTATGTCGAAACATACCGTGCCCTATCAGCATCCGGCGACTACGACCTGAACAACCGTGACGACCTAATCCAAATGGAGAAGGACGCCAAGTTCAAGGCCCGCATTTTGACTGCTTTCCGTGCCGCATCACAGTTCTTCGGCCCAACAGCTGGTGCAACCGAGTTCAAAATTGATACCGCTGAAGGTGATGTGTTCGTTGGTGAACTAATCAAAACTTTCTACGACATGCAAGCCAACCCGCAAATCGGGTACGACCGCGCCATCCCAACATTTTTGGAACAGTTCGGTGACGAAGTGGCATTGTACGTTTCGTCTAAGAGCAAGTCTGTTGCTGAGGGTTTGGAAGCAACAAAAGAGTTCCAGGATTGGGCCGACCAAAACGGTGAACTGGTTTCCGCATACCCGTCGGTTGCCCGCTATTTGGCTCCAGCAGGATCAGATTTCTCGTTCACTGTGTGGGATCAGCAAATCCAGCGTGGTGAGCGTGTCCGTCTATCACCGGACGAGATTCGTCGTTTGGCTCAGCAGCGCATCGGTTCCGCCATGTTTCGTGCCGCCCGCAAACAGGTTGGACCGTACCCGTCCGAGGAGGCCAAAGATCTGTTGAAACGGTATCGAGGCTTTCTGCACAAAAAGTACCCTGGTTTCCCGCTGGTCGCCGAGTTTGAGGTTGGCGCCTACTACAACCAGGTGGCTGAGTTGAAGGAAATGGTGTTAGATCGTCGTGTTGCTGGTGACGAAACGGCGGAAGCGGTGAAACAGTATTTGATTGCCCGTGATGCCGCTATCCGTTCTGCTGGTACTACCGAGCAAGGGTTCCGTACTGCCCGTGACGCAGTTCAGCAGCGGGCAACTTTGGATGCTTTGGGTCTGTCGTTGTCGGAACGTATCCCGAACTTCGCTCGCATTTATGATCGCCTACTAGCATCAGAGGTTGAGTAACTATGGCTGACGGAACGGAAGAAGTCGATACCGAATCGGGTATGTCCTGGGAAGAAATGTTTGGCGGTTTAGCCGGATCAACTTCAACAGGTGTTTTTAGCCCTGACTTCAGGTATGTGCGACGTGAAATCAACGGCCTAAACCCAAATCTGACATCTGCGCAACAGCAACAAATTGGCGCAAAAATGCAGCAGGTTGAAATACCTAACGGACGCAAAACCTTCTACGAAGGTGAATACCTCGTCGACTCACAGGGATACATCACCCGCGCCCCATACGATCCACGTAAAGACGCATACAACGTGTTGTTTGGTGAGATTGGTGACACCAGTCAGCGAGCATTGTTCTTAGATTTGTTGGCTTCCCGAGGCTATTACGGGACTGGAAAACCATCAGCAACAGGGACATTGTCTAAAGACCGTACTGCTGTGGCAGAGTTTTTGGTTGCTGCAAACGCGGCAGGGTACACATGGGATTCGTATGTATCGCAGGTAGCAAGCCAGCCTGGTGGCGGTGTTCGTGGTGGTGGCGCCCGTTACCGAGTTTCTGAACCAGAAGACATTGAGGCGTACCTGCGTCAAGCATCGCTGGAACGTCTTGGCCGCACCATGACTAGAGCAGATGTTGATAAGGCTATTGCCGCAATTCAGGGCGAGCAGGCGGCTGGTGCTGCTCCTTCTCTTGGGGTTGCTGCTGAACAGCAGGTTCGCCAGTTGGAGCCGGAACGTGAACGGGCATACCGTTTTGCTCGGGCTATTGACATCGCTATGGGACAATTAGGAACCTGATGGATCTAACCAAACTCACCCCAGACCAGCTTGATGCCTACATCAAAGCATTGGAGGAAGCCCCGTATTCTCCGGGTGTCGGCTACCGCGTTCAATTTGAGGGACGCGTCATGGTGCTTGATGCCACAGGTTTACAGGATGCCCTGAAGCAAGCAAATGATTTGGAGAAGGCCAGCCGCACTGGGTTGGGTGACATTGCTGGCGCTATCGGTGGTGGTGTCAGAGAGGCATTTACAACGTCACCAGAGGAGGCTGCCGCCAAAGCAACAAGGCGTGGTCAAACTGCTGAAACTAGGCGTCTATCCAAGCAGGCTGGGGCCTTCAAGGACCTTGTTTCTGCCTATGACAAGGCTGCTAAAAAGGTTGCGTCTACTGCCCAAGACATCAAGAAGGGCACTAAGAAGCCTTCTGATTTGGTTCGTTGGGAAACTGAGCTTGTTAACGCTGAATCTGCATTGAACAAGGCCGGGTTGTTTGTGCAGGGTGACGGCAGGATCATCCAGCAAATGTCTGGTGGCGAGCAGCGTGTAGTTCGAGAACTACCCGGCATGGGCAGAAGTATCCCGCAGGGCGCATTTGGTGGAGCATCTGTTTCTCCGACCGATGACCAAGGTATGGGTCCTGAGGGTGCCGAGGTGACGCCAGTTGTCTCTAACAATGTTACGACAACATCTGGCACGACTGTAAACAAGCAGTCATCTGCTGCCCAAACGGATTTCGTAAACCGCCAAATCAAGAACCGTGGACTGTCCGACACCCCAACCAACCGTAAGCGTTTGCGTGACGAGTTCAAGAAAATGTCGTCCTCTGACGCTTGGCTTGAAACATTCAAACAGGACTACCCAAGCTACGCTGATTGGACATCCCAAGAGGTAGCCAACTATTTCGGGCAGGACTTCATCGATGTTTTGATGGAAGTGTCACGACCTGATGTGGAATACAGCGACGACGAAATCGCTCGCATGGTTCGCCAAACCCAGTATTTCAACGCCACAAACAAGAACCAACAGGATTTTGATAAGGCAACTGTTGGTGTGCAAAACCAAATGATTCAGACCGCTATCGACAACATTCGTTCGGCGTATGGTGATGTCCAGTTCAATGAGGCCGATCTTCAGGCTCTTGGCCGCAAGGCTGCCCGCGACAAGTTGACCGGTGCTGGTTTGAAGCAGGAAGTGTTTCGTGCTGCTTTCCGTGCCCAGCCGACATCTGGTGTGCAGACGCAGGCATTGACTGGTGCCGAGGCTGACACAATCCAAGCGGTAGCCCGTTCGTTCGGTCGTTCAGCAACCAACGACGAAATCCAGTCAATCCTTACCGGGCAGGCAACGAAGGATGGTCGCATGTTGACAAGCGAAATGTTCCGTCAACAGTTGCAGCAGGAAGCGATTGCTGCGTTCCCGCAGTTACAGAAGCAGATCGAGGCCGGGTTGTCATTGGAGACCATTGGTTCTCGTTACCGTTCGTACGCTGCCGAACTGTTGGAGAAGGACCCTGAGCAGATTGACATGTTTTCTGGCCCGTACTTGGATGCGTTTGGTTCCGCTCAAACCGGTCCAATGTCGCTTGGCGAATGGACACAGAAGGTGAAGTCGGATAGCCGTTTCGGTTGGCAGTTTACGAACCAGGCGAATCAGCAGGCTACGGACATTGCGTTGACTTTGGCTAGGGCGTTCGGGAAGGTGCAGTAATGAGTGACATCGGGCGCATTGAACCTGTTGAGTTTGAAATGTTGGCTGATCGTGAGACTCGTTTGGCTCGTGAAGCTGGCCAGATGGCGGTTGCTGAGCAGATGCGTTTGGATCGTGAGTTCCAGCAGCGACAAATTGATGAACAAACAAAACAGCGTCGACGTGACGCACGGACCACTATTGCCCAAGTCTTGGAAACCTACGGTCTTGGCGAACTGGCTGATTACACCTACAACGAAATCATCGTGAAAGAAACGGTAAACATCAACAACCCTGATGCTGTGGTGTTTGCGTTACGGGACCAGCCAAAGTATAAAGAACGGTTTGCTGGAAACGCGGCCCGTTTGAAAAAGGGTTTGTCTGAGCTTGACCCAGCCTCATACATAAGTCTTGAGAACTCTTATCGTCAAACTTTGCGCGACAATGGAATGGACCCAAACTTCTACAACAAACCTTCTGATTTTCGTGCTTGGATAGAAGGCGACGTTTCCCCTGCCGAGCTGAACCAGCGTGTTCAAGAGGGGTATCGTGCGGTTGCTGACGCCGATCCTGAGGTAAAGCGCCAGATGCGTGAACTGTACGGTGTAACCGAAGGTCAACTTGCTGGTTATTTCCTTGATCCTGAGCGCATGGCCCCGCTGCTTACTCGGCAGGTTCGTGCCGCCCAGATCGCTGCCCGTGGCGCAGAGCAGGCTGGCATCCAGTTGGCTGGCGGTTTGGCTGAGGAGTTGGCTGCCCGTGGCATCACCCAGGCTGAGGCACAGCGTGGTTTTGCTGAGATTGGCGCGTTGGGCGAGTTGAGGCAGGCGTTTGCTGGTGAGGAAGGTTTGACCCAAGAGCAGATCATTGGCGCCCAGTTCGGGTTTGATGTGGCTGCCCAAGAGGAATTGGCTCGTCGTCAACGTCGCCGTACCGCAGAGTTCGCTGGCGGCGGCTCGTTCGCTCGCACAACTGGCGCGACATCTGGTGCTATCTCAACAGCGGTAGGCGAAGCGCAATAGCGTTTGTGCTATCGTACGAATGTTCCAACAGGGACACCGCTGGAGAAGCCCCGCCTTCAGCGTGACAACAAGGGTGTAACTAGCAGCCATCATCGTCCCTCCGGCGGTGATGTGGGCGGAAGGAGTGGGTCATGTCAGACGCAAACATCGAGTTTGAGGACGAGCAAGTAGACCAACAGCCAAAGGATCCGGTACGCGCACACATGCGCAAACTGGAAGCCGAAAACAAGTCGCTACGCGAAGCAGCCCAGGCTGCCGAAACGTCGAAGCGGGAACTCATGTTCCTGAAAGCAGGGATCAACCCTGACGACCCGAAGGCAAAGTATTTTGTCAAGGGCTACGACGGCGAGTTGACTGTTGAAGCGATCCGACAGGCAGCCGAAGAAGCTAGTTACATTCCGAGTCAACGCAAGGAAATCCAGCAGGACGCAGAAGCGTTCAGCAGGGTGAACAGGGCAGCGACTTTTGGTGAAACCAGCGAACCCGTGGTCGACTACGCGGATAAGATCCGCAAAGCGAAGTCCCCTGACGAGGTGATGCAGATTTTGGCCCAAGCAAGGCAAGAAGCAGAAACCCTCTAACAAAAAGGAAATAAAGTGAGCAAGACCCAAGTAAGCTCGCTCAACGTCTCCAAGGCGGCGTATGAGCAGTTGGCGTACTTCGCGCTCCGCAGCGAACTGTTGTTCGACCAGGCAGCCGACGTCCAGCCAACGAATCAGTCCATGCCAGGTTCGTCCGTCATTTTCACCAAGTTCGGTGACTTGTCGGCAGCAACCTCCGCCCTCACCGAGGACACCGACGTAACCCCAGTCGTGATGAGCGACGCACAGGTGACCGTCACCCTCGTCGAGTACGGCAACGCAATCAACACGACCGCCAAGCTCCGTGGCACCTCGTTCCTCGATGTGGATGCGGCTGCCGCAAACATCATCGGTTACAACGCTGGCGACTCCATCGATCAGGTGGTTCGTGAAGTGCTTGCGGCTGGCTCGCAGAACATCTTCTACGGTGGCGGTGGTGCTTCGGCCCCATCAAGCCGTGCAACGGTTGGTTCTGACGACATCATCGTTGCCAACGACATCCGCAAGATGACGGCCTCGCTTCGCAAGAAGAACGTCGCAACCTACAACGGTTACTACATGGGCTTCATCCACCCGGATGTGTCGTTTGATCTCCGCAAGGAGACGGGCAACGCTTCGTGGAACGCCCCGCACGTCAACGTGGACACCGCCGGTATCTACAACGGCGAAATCGGAACCTTTGAGTCGGTGCGTTTTATTGAGACGCCACGCGCAAAGATTTTCGAGAACGCGTCGGATGGCTCTGGCTCTTCAACGGGTTCGAGCGCAACGGTGGACGTGTACTGCACCCATGTGATGGGTCGCCAGTCGCTCGCCAAGGCGTACTCGGTCGTTGACGGCAACGGCGCATTCCCGAAGATCGTGGAAGGCCCGGTTGTTGACGTGCTGCGTCGCTTCAACCCGATGGGTTGGTACTGGTTGGGTGGCTACGGCCGCTTCCGTGAAGAGGCACTCGGTCGTATCGAGTCGGCTTCGAGCATCGGCTCCAACTAATCAACTTCGGTTGAGTAAGAGGCCCGCCCTTCGGGGCGGGCCTTTTGCTATTGTGTCGCGGGGTGGGCGGCTTCCCTCCACCGTCCACCCCACCTGAACTTATGCCGATTTTTCGCCCACCAACAGATGACTTCACTCGGTATGGCGACTACACCCAGATGGGCGTACAGCGGTTCCTTTGGCGTTTTTACGATGCTGAGCCGCGTGGCCGGAATGTCTACAAACTGAATGACGGAACTTTTACCGAGGCAGACATTCGTGACGAAGGGCAAATAGTCCGTGTCTACCACGGGGGTCACGACAACTATGTGACTGACGCTGAGGCTGACGATCTCGTTGCGGCTGGGTACACGATTCTCCCAGGCACCTTTGAACTTAGTTCTTCTTATTCTGGCGAAATTGGTGGCGGTGCTACTCTTGGTGTCTAATGGCTGGTGAAGGGTACAGAAAGTTCACTCAAGAGACGTTGGATGTTTCTGAGATAAACGATTACCTGGCATCCCAGGTTGTTGCTGTTTTTGATTCTGCTGCGGATCGTGAAAATTATTTCAATACGGGTGGGGCGTTCAGTGTTACTGAGGGGATGATTACGTTCCTGAAGGATGTGAATCAGCTTCAGGTGTTTTATGAGACTGGTTGGACTGCGTTTGGTGCGCAGGGTTCTACTGGTGCTCAGGGTGCGCAGGGTCCTCAAGGGGTTCAGGGTGCTCAAGGTGCGCAAGGGGCTGCGGGTTCGACTGGCCCGCAGGGTTCGACTGGCCCGCAGGGGCCTCAGGGTCCACAGGGTGCGACGGGTGGCACTGGTTCACAGGGCGCTCAGGGTGCGCAGGGTGCGATTGGCCCACAGGGTCCTCAAGGCAATCAGGGTCCTACTGGTTCGCAGGGTGCTGTTGGGCCTCAGGGCGCCAAGGGCGACACGGGCGCACAGGGTGATGCTGGTCCTACTGGTGCGCAGGGACCGCAAGGTAATACCGGGCCGCAAGGTGCTGCTGGTGCACAGGGCGCTCAAGGCCCGCAGGGACCTCAAGGACCTCAAGGCGATGTTGGTCCACAGGGCGCTACTGGCGCTCAAGGTGCGACGGGCGCTCAAGGTGCTCAAGGTGCGCAGGGGGCTACTGGCCCGCAGGGTGCGCAGGGTCCTGGTGTGGCGGTTGGTGGTACTGCTGGCCAGTTGCTTTCGAAGGTTGATGGCACGAACTACAATACGACTTGGATTAACGCTCCAGTTACAGTTGTAGATGCGCTGAGCGCCGCAACCGTGGCTACATCACAAACCACTACTAGCGGGACGTATACCGATTTATCAACCTCTGGCCCGACTGTTACGGTCACGACAACGACTAAAGCGCTAGTTATTCTTACCGCATACTTGACGGGTAATGTTGGTGCCGAAGAATACTTTATGAGTTTTGCGGTATCAGGGGCAACAACCATTTCTGCCGCTGACACCCAAGCATTACGCGTCGACATTTCAACCGCTAACGAAGGCACACAAATGAGCGCGGTTTATCCAGTCACACTCACCGCAGGGTCAAACACGTTTACAGCCAAATACAGACGTGGTGGCCCCGCTGGAACACTTACAGCAAGCGACCGAAGCATTACGGTGATTTCTTATGCGTAACCTTGGCTTGATTCGACAGGCTTGCCATAACCTAGGTATGGTTGAGCCAATCAGCATTGAGCCTGATGGCACCGTGTGGCTTGGCTCGGACGATAACCGCATCTATCCTGACATGGCGCCAATTTGGGTTGAGTGTGACCGTGTTATTGACGCGCAGGCCGCCGCGAAGCAAGTTCTTCTTGACCGTCTTGGTATCACTGCTGACGAGGCAAGGTTGTTGTTCGGCGTCTAACACCCTTGGAGGGGCATGAAAATCTCTGTCGTAACCACGACATACAACACACCCCCTGACGTACTCGCCCGTACCTGGGCATCGCTAAAAGCCCAACGGTACAAGAACTGGGAGTGGGTTATCTGGGATGACTCCACCACCACCGACGTGTGGCAACAGGTGTATGGCTTTGCTTCAGACGAACGCTACAAAATCAGTATGCACCGCTCCCACGTCCACAGCGGCTCGATAGGTGCAGTCAAACGCAAAGCGTTCATGGTCTCCACAGGGGACATCCTGCTCGAACTAGACCACGATGACGAACTCACCCCAGACTGCCTACGCGAAGTCGCATCCGCCTTCTACGAAAATCCTGCCACAGGCTTCGTTTACTCTGACTGGTGCGAACTGCTACCAGACGGACAATCAGGGAAATACCCTGACGGCTGGGCGTTCGGCTACGGCAACCACTACTGGTCCGACGAACACGGGGTGTGGGTCATGCAAGCCCCACCCGTAAACCTCACCACCATGAGCCACATCGTCTCCGCCCCAAACCATGTGCGAGCGTGGCGAGCCGACGCATACAGGGCACTCGGCGGCCACAACCCAGACCTCCCCATTGCAGACGACTACGAACTGTGTGTCCGCACCATCCTCGAATACCCGCACACCCAGATACCGAAGATGCTTTACAAACAGCACATCGGGGCACACACCGCCCAACGGCAACGCAACGGACTCATCCAGGCACTTGTCGCGCAGATAGAAGCCAACTACCATGATGCCCTAGCGAAAGTGGATTGGGATGATAAAGCATCAGGAAACGCACCCAGGGCTTGACGTCGAAGGATGCTTCGGCTGCAAGATCGCCGGGCTATCAATAGCAGCATCGGCTACGCCTACCCGCAAGGGTGGCGCACGAGCGCAGGTCATCAACCAGAAAGACAAGGTTCTGGAGAAAGATCTTGACGCGTACAAGCGCCTACGCAACGAGGGGCTACAGCCAAAGGCAATCGACGGGTCTGCCCAGGTCGAGAAGCGCGCCGAATACAAGTGGCAGGTTGAGACAGGGTTGGGAATGTGACTGTCTCGGATGTGGCGTTGGTCGGGTTTTGTTGGGGTGATTTTTGGGAACGGTTCGGCACCCAATGGATTGGGACTATTGAGGCACTGAACCCGCAACCTGAGCGCATCTTGTTGCTGACCGATAAACCTGTGAGCCTGCCGTTCGGCTGGGATCAAGAACATACGGAACACAGCACGATTTGGGATGTCATCAACACCGGGTATGTAAAGGCTGAAACCAAGTATGTGGCTGGTTTAGCAATGGATGATCTAATGCCCAAAGATGCGCTGTATGACCTAAAACTCGATGTTGATGTCGTGGTATCAGGGCATCGAGACACACTCGGGAACATCAACATTCCTACCCGCGAACGGTACGAGAACTGTTTGGATGAGCCGTGGTATCCGCTATCTGGTTACCATGTGATGCGGTCAGACCTGTTCACCGAGATACCTTTGCGCCCGGTTGATTGGTGCGACTGGATCAACATGTTTGAGTGGTATCAGCATGGTTTGAACCTGCATTTTGATGGCAGGGTACGTCAGTTGTATACGATCCGTGACGGCCAGTATTCGCAACCCAAAAACCCGAAGCAGGCTCGCGCCAACATCAACCTGATGCGCGACCTGATCCGTAACGGTGGGGTGAAACCTGGGGCGGTGTGGCCGCCTGAGCCGCTATGAAGCATCAGTATTGGCACGGCTTCACTGACGCACGGTTTGGTTATGGCTCGATGCTGGTCGGATTCATTGAGAACAAACCCGAGGACGTGCACCTTGATCCGAAAGCCAGTGTGAATGTTCACATGGGTGTCCCGTTCTCGATCAAAGGTTGGTACAAGGGTGCGTATCGGGTGTGTTTCACGATGTGGGAAACCGATGTTCTGCCTCCACGGTTTGCTCGATGGCTGTCCCAGTATGACGAGATACTTGTGCCGTGTCATCACAACATCGCTGTGTTCCATGAGCATCACCCGAAAGTGAACTACATTCCGCTGGGGGTGGACACTGGCTGGTGGACGCCGCAGCCACGGGAAGAAAACAAAGTGTTCAGGTTCCATGCAGCTGGGTCGTTGTGGCGCAGGAAAGGTTTGGACAAGGTGGTGGAGGCGTTCAACAAACTGGGTTTGCCTGACACCGAGTTGCACATCAAAGCCGCACCCCACGCCAGTGACGTCCCCCAGGAGCCTTTGGGTGACCGCGTGTTCCTGCATCGGCAGTGGATGGATCGAGAAACCCAGCGGGACTGGTTCAATCAGGCTGACTGTTTTGTTGCCCCTGCCCGTGGTGAAGGGTTCGGGTTGATTCCGTTGCAGGCTATTGCGCTTGGTGTCCCAACGATTGTGAGTGACAGTTCGGGTCAAGCCCAGTTCGCTCATTTGGCTACCTCGGTGGTGTCCAGTCGCAAGGAAATCTGCTTCATGGGTGGCCGGTGGGACGAACCAAACCTGGACCACCTAGTGCAGTTGATGAGGTTCCACTATCAGAACCGCAAAAGCCTGTGGATCGAGGCTCAGACTAAAGCGAAAAAGGCTGACGAGTTCTCATGGGCGAAAGCGGCCCAAAAACTGGCTGACCACTTGCCTTTGGGCCGCAAGCTCGGTAACGTGAAGTTTGAAGAGCCGCGTGTCATGTTCCCGATGGAGGTAATCCGTCGATCCGTTTGCGAGATAAACGGGCAACGCTGGGAGTTTGAACCCGGCAAGGTGTATCAGGTGGCTGAGAATGTGCATGACATAATGGTGGCTAACGGTGCTGTGAAGGAGAAGTCGTGAAGGGCAAGAAGAAGGTCAAGAAGGTAATGCGGGAGTTCAAGGCTGGAACCCTGCATTCTGGTAAGGGCGGCAAAGTGGTGAAGTCTCGTAAGCAGGCTGTCGCTATCGCGTTGAGCGAGGCTGGCATGAGCAAGGGGAAGCGTCGTGGCAAGTAAGAAGAAAGCGTTTTGGGATACGAAGAACCCACGCAAGAAGTCGAAGTCTTTGTCCCCGCAGCAGAAGAAGGCTGCGATGGCTCGCGCAAAGGAAGCGGGTCGCCCGTACCCGAACCTTGTGGATAACGCGTGGGCGTCTCGTCGTGGCTAAAACTCCAGCATGGACTCGCAAGGAAGGCAAGAACCCCGAGGGCGGTTTGAACGCGAAGGGTCGCGCATCTGCCAAACGTCAGGGCATGAACTTGAAGCCGCCAGTGTCGGCTGCTCAGGCGAAGAAGTCTCCGAAGGCTGCTGCTCGACGCCGTTCTTTTTGCGCCCGATCTGCTGGTCAAATGAAAATGTGGCCCAAAGCAGCCAAAGACCCAAATAGCAGGCTTATGAAGGCTCGACGTAAATGGGATTGCTAAAGGCTTGCTCTAATTGCAAGGTTGAAAAACCGTACAACGCAGAGTTTTTTAGGCTAAACAAAAACAAGAAAAGCGGTCTTGACAGCTGGTGCCGTCAGTGCGCAGCTGAATACAAAAGGGAAAACCGTTTCCCTGATGGGGTGGTGGATAAAACCCGTGCCAGACTTGCTAGATCACTAACCGAATGCGTTATCTGCGGGATTGAAACCAGCCCCGCGGTTGACCACGATCATCAAACTGGTTATGTCCGAGGTGGACTATGTTCAAATTGCAATCTAGGTCTTGGACATTTCAAAGATAGTCCAGAGTTGCTGCGACTAGCCGCCTTGTATCTAGAGGGTCGTTGTGCCTGCGGCGACTGTCAACCAATGTGGGGTGGGATTGTTGACGCGTGGTAGTCTCGTTCGGTCGAAAGGACTAGAGATGCCAATGGTTGGTGGAAAGAAGTTCCCTTACACTGCTAAGGGTAAGAAGATGGCTAAGGCTGCCGCGAAGAAGGCCGACAAGAAGATGAAGGGCAAGAAGTGAAGAAGCAGGGTTACACGTCGTCTAAGAGCATGAAGTCAATCCCGGTTCCTGCGTATGCGAAGCCTGGTGCGAAGCGCGGCAAGAAGGGCAGCAAGAAGAAGTAAATGTCCACCGCTGGTGCGCTGCTTGAACGCGTTCAAAGGCAGTTGTTGAGTGGAACCGTTGAGGAACGGAACAAACTTGAAACGTCTGTAGACGCTGACGACACCGAGTTCGTCACGACCTACGACTTGAACGGTTTGCGTCCCGGCACCGTGTTTGAGATTGATTCAGAGTTGTGTTACATCTGGGCTGTTACGGCTGGTAGCAAAACGATGACGGTTGAGCGCGGCTACGCGGGCACGACCGCTACTAGCCATACGGCTGGTGCGATCATCACGTTGAACCCGAAGTTCCCGAAAGCCCAGCTGCTTGACGCGTTGAACCAAGACATTGATGACCTGTCCAGCCCCGTGAACGGTCTGTTTCGTGTCGTCGCTACCAGCCTCACCTATAACGGGGCGGATCGCCAAATCAATTTGACTGGCGCAACCAACATCATTGATCTGATCGATGTCCGGGTGCGGTACCTGTCGGATGATTACCCGGTGATTCGTGGTGTTCGTCTGCAACGGGATCTACCGACCAGCGATTTCGCGTCAGGGTTCGCCATCGTGTTCGATGATGAGTGTGTGGCTGGCACAATCCGTGTCCGTTATAAGGCCCCGTTTGTTCGTGCAGCTGGTTTGTCTACTGATTTGCAAACCACTTGTTTTGTGTCGCTGTCGATGGAAGACATTCTTGAGATGGGTGTGATGGTGCGCATGTTGCAGTCTCGTGAAATCAAACGGAATTTTATTGAGTCTCAGGGTGATACTCGTCGTTCGGATGAGGTGCCGCCTGGTGCGATGCGTGATTCGTTCTCAAACATTTTGCGGTTGCGGCGTGACAGGATTATTGCTGAGAAGGCGAAGTTGGCGAGGCAGATCCCTACGACCATAAGGGTCTGACATGGCGGTTACGATTACGCGTAACTCGTTTCCGTTCAGGGATACACCAGCGTTCTATTCGGGTACTGGTGCCACCCAGTTGGTGCCGAACATTTTTCCGGTGGCTATCAATGGTCGCCCGTACATGGTGGATGT